GTAAACAAAGAATCAGATTAAAACCGCACGAGGCTATTGCTTTGGGTTTTGAATTAAGAAAAGACTATAAAAGCGAAGGTAATCCTAAATTTTATTTGTCCGAAAGTCAAATAGATGAACTAAATAAAATCAGAGGTTTTCACGAAAATAAATTTACAGAGGTTAAGCGAACTCTTAATAAAGATGGTGAAGTAATATCGAAAATTGAAAAGTTAAACCAAAAAGAGTTAATTGATATTCCAACAAATCACGAAATTATAAGAGTATCAACAAACGTTTCAAGCGGTCAGCAATGGATAATTACAAAGCCGATTAGTGAAGTTGATGTTGAGAATGAAATTGACTTCTTAAATATCTTTAAAGACGTTATTAAACCGATTGAAGTAAAAGCTAAAAAGGTAAAAAGTAAGGCGTTATTTGACAGAGCGGTTTTGACTGATGTTCATATAGGTATGAAAGTAACAGATGGTTATTCTTTATACGATGGTTTATGGAATGAAATCGAACTATTTAAAAGACTTGATATTTTTGTAAATGAAATAGTAAACAATCAAAAATCAAATGTTTTACTACTTCACGAATTGGGCGATTTTATGGATGGATATAATTCAATGACTACAAGAGGCGGTCACGAATTACCACAAAATATGGATAATCAAAAAGCGTTTGATATTGGGTTACAATTCAAAATATCATTAATAGATGCTTTAGTTCAATACTACGATAAGATACAAATTGTAAACATATGTAATGACAATCACGCTGGAAGTTTTGGCTATATTGTTAATTCTGCTTTTAAGACTTACATCGAGTTGAAATATCCTGATAATGTAGTAGTAGTTAATCAACGTAAATTCATTGACCATTACTTTTTTAAAAACCGATGCTTTATTTTAACTCACGGAAAAGATGATAAAAGTTTAAAATTTGGATTTAAACCTAAACTTGATCCGGTACAAATTGAAAAAGTAAAAAACTACATTGATGAATATAAATTGCACAATTACGAAATAGAATTTGGCAAAGGTGATAGTCATCAATTGCTTTTTGATTACACAAGTTCAACTGCATTTGAATATCAAAATTTCGGTGCATTTAGTCCACCGAGTGATTGGGTAAAAACCAACTTCAAAAATACCAAAAGCAGTTTTACAACAATGAACTACTACGAAAAACAAAAAAGTATTAATCATTATATTTTTTAACTATGAAAATAACAATAACATCACACGATACAACACATACAACAGAAACTTTATATGATAGCTTAACTACAGATGAGGTTGCAGAAATCGTTACTAATTTGTTAGTTTGTGTTGGGTATAGTAAAGAAGGAATTATTAACGCATTTAAAGAAATAGAATTATGACACCATTACACTATTCAAACGAAAACAATTACGATGTTATAGACTTCGTAAAAGACAATAACCTTAATTTTAACGAAGGAAACGTAGTTAAATATGTTACACGTTGCAGAAAGAAAGGAACGCATTTAAAAGACCTTGAAAAAGCGTTAGATTATATTCAAAGAGAAATTGATTATGTTAGAAAACAAGAACTTAAACAAATTGAAAGATGACAAATCTACAACGAATAAAAAGAATACTTCAATTTAACTACAAAAGAGGAGTTAATAAAGAATCTGTCAACGAGGTTTATCGTAAAATATTAAAATCTAAAAAATAAAATTATGCCAGATATATCATTATGTAAAAACGAACAATGTCCATCAAAAGATTATTGTTATAGATTTACAGCTACACCAACACCAAAAAGACAATCTTATACAGGATTTACAATTGAAAGTGATGAAGTAAGTTGCAGTTATTTTATGCCGAATGGTAAATGTAAACATTGCAAAAAAACTAATTGCCATAAAATGAGTTGTCCAACACAAAAAATACAAATAAATTTGTAGATATTAAAAAAATAGTTTTATATTTGCAAATGTAAAAAGGTACTGGAACTACCTAACAAAAAAACATAATAGCCTTATTTTGAAAATACGAGTTCCAGTCGTATGAGTAAAAGTAAGGCATTTTTTATTTAATTAATTATGAAAAAAGCACAAATTTTTAATAATCATTTTCAGAATTTTAAAACGTATGCAATTCCGAAAGCGCAATTAATAATTGCAGATATTCCGTATAATTTAGGAAATAATGCTTATGCTTCAAATCCAGCTTGGTATAAAGATGGAGACAATTCAAATGGTGAAAGTGAATTAGCAGGTAAAAGTTTTTTTGATACAGATGAAGATTTTAGACCAGCAGAATTTATGCACTTTTGCTCAACAATGCTAAAGTCAGAAACTAAAAAAACAAAAGTAGATGGAGAAACAAGACAAAAAGGCGATGCACCTTGTATGATTGTTTTTTGCGCATTTGACCAACAAATGTATTTGATTGAACTCGCAAAAAGATACGGACTTAAAAATTATATTAATTTAGTATTTCGTAAAAATTTCAGTGCGCAAGTATTAAAAGCAAATATGAAAGTTGTAGGTAATTGTGAATATGGTTTGATTTTTTATAGAGACAAACTTCCAAAATTTAATAACAAAGGTAAAATGATTTTTAATTGTTTAGATTGGGAGAGAGACGATGCCGATGTTGAAAAATTACACCCAACTCAAAAGCCATTAAAATTATTAAAAAAATTGATTGAAATATTTACAGATGAAGGCGATGTTGTTATAGACCCTTGTAGCGGTTCAGGTTCTACATTAATAGCTGGTCAACAATTAAAAAGAAAATGTTATGGTTTTGAAATTAAAAAGAACTTTCACAAAATGGCTGAAAATTGGATTGAAAATGAATATACAAAATTAAAAGATATTGAGGAATTTGGATTTGCAAAAACTTTAATTAATAAATCCGAAAGTACTTTATTTTAATTTTTTTGATTATATTTGCATAACAAAATATCTGGTCAGAGATATTCAAAAAATTAATAACGCCTCTTTTAATGCTTAATTCTGACCGATTAAGTTTTTTAAAAGAGGTTTATTTTTTAAAATTATGAAAAGCAAAGATTTATTTCAATTAATGCGTCAACAGGAAATAGAAACGCAAAATTTCTTACCTAACAAAAAAGAAATTCAATTAAGTAGTAAAAAATTTATTACTGATTTATTAGAAGCTGGAGAAGTTAATAAATACGAATTATTAGCACAAGCCAAAAGAATGGTTGAGGCTTTAGATGTTATTAATTCAGAATTAATGAAAGTAATACCACAAGAAAACTTTGAAGAGTTTGGATTGAAAGGAACATTTAGAAGTGGAGGGGATACAATAAACTATTCAGATGATGCGATTTACACGCAATTAAAAGCTGACTTAGATGCAAGGGCGGAATTATTAAAACTTGCTCTTAAACAAGACGTAATTGACGCTTATGGTAATGACGTTCCTAAAGTTTCAATTACACCGAGAAAGTCGAGTTTGGCTATATCGTTTTAAATTATTATATTTACAAATCTTAAACAATTAAATATCTTATCTTATGAAACAAATTGCAACCGCCTTAATTAAGGCACAATCAGAAATGGCAGATGCTAAAAAAAATGCCAAAAATCCTTTCTTAAAAAATTCTTATGCGGACTTAAACGCAATTCGAGAAGCAGTTATTCCAGTACTTAACGAAAACAAAATTGCAGTATTACAACCTATGGTTGAAATGAATGGCGAAATGTATATTAAAACGCTTTTATTACACGAATCAGGCGAAAGTATAGAGAGCGTTACAAAAGTGGTTATATCAAAGCCAAATGATGCTCAATCGCAAGGAAGTGGCATTACATACGCTCGAAGATACGGACTTCAAAGTTTATTGAATGTCGGAGCAGTTGATGATGATGGGCATAGTGCATCTGTTCAACCATCAAAACCAAATGCAACTACTGAAATTTTAATTAAAGCAAAACAAGGAGGCTTTTCATTGGAACAAATTAAAACTAAATACACAACTACAAAAGAAATGGAAGATTATTTTAATAATTTAAAATAATTTTGTATATTTACAATTCGCTACAATAAAGTTTAATTTAAAACCCTCTTTTGTTTGTAGCGAGCATTAGAGGGTTTTTAGTATTATGGAAGTTTGGAAAACAATACCTAATTATCAAGATTATGAAGTTAGTAATTTTGGAAATGTAAAAAGTAAAAAATTTAACAAAGAAAAGATTTTAAAACCACAAATTAACAATGCTGGTTATTATAATGTTATTTTATCAAAAGAAAAAAAGATAAAAAACATTGCAATACATCAACTTGTTGCTATGTCTTTTTTAAATCATTTACCAAATGGTAAAAAAATAATTGTGGATCATATAGATAATAACAAGTTAAATAATAATTTATATAATCTACAATTAGTATCATTTAGATATAATATATCAAAATCAAAATCAGGAACTTCAAAATATACCGGAGTTAGTTGGAATAAGAAAAATAAAAAATGGATGGCGCAAATTCAGTTTAACTCTATTAATAAAAATTTAGGTTATTTTGAAAATGAATATGATGCTTATTTAGTTTATGAAAAAGAATTACAAAAAACAGCGGAGCCGAAAACTGAATAGAGTAGGCAAAATTATATAAATATCTTAAAATTATGGGAGTTAAAACTTCATTTTACGGAAGCATTGATTTTAGCAAATTGTTAGAACAAGCGAAAACAGGTAATAAAGCATTTACCAAAAATGAGAATGGAAAAATTTATTTAAACGTTAGAGTTTGGGTAAATGATGAATTGGATAAATACGGAAACGTTGCAAGTTTTCAATCTAATTTTAAAGGAGCACAAAAAGAGGATAAATTCTATTTTGGTAATCTAAAAGAAAGTGAGCAAATTGTTGAAGAAGTAACAGCAGAGGATATTCCAGATACTGATTCGCTACCTTTCTAAATTATGAAAATTGAAATTACAACGTCAATCGTTAACGGAATATTTAAACGAAATAGAAACCTTGTTTTAAACGCCATAAAATCGTTTAATGATAAAGACGTTGTAATTACTTTTTCAAAGCCTAAAAAGAATCGTTCTAACAATCAAAATCGATATTATTGGGGATTAGTTTTACCTTTGATTCAAAATGGTTTATTAGATGCTACTGGAGAGTTAAGAAGTTATGATAACATTCATTATAAAATACTTTTACCTTTATTTGCACCAACAAATGAAATAGTAAATAAAGATACTGGCGAATGTATAGTTGAGCGTTTAACAAGCAGTGATTTAACAACAACACAATTTTGTGAATATATTATTGAAATACAAAAATGGGCAGCGGAATTTTTAGGAATAGATATTCCAAGTCCGAATGAAGAAAATTTATTAAATTTTGATTAAAATGTTTTTTATATCGAAATAAATATTATATTTGCATCTGTAATGAAGTGAGACGCATTACAAATATAGAAAATATTATATAAATCCTATCAAGGAGGCACGTCTCACAATACTGCCGATTTGATAGGATTTAACTTTTTTATAACTTAATAGTTATCGATTATCTTTAAATCGTTATTTTTATGGCAAATGTTAAAATTAATTTTTACGGAACAGAAAAAAGCGAAACTATAGAACATTCTTTAGTTGCTTATTCAAACATAAATAATGAAGTCTATATTTCTATAGATATGCCAGGATTTGTGGAATCATTTATTTGTTTAGATAAATTAACTGCGGTTAGATTAGTGAGAGAATTAAAAAAAGAAATTGGTAATCTAATAGATAATTAATTATGGCTAAAGAACTTCCTTATTTTAAATTTGAACCAAATCAATGGGAAAATGGTAATATACAAATGTTATCGAGAGAACATAAAGGTTTATTTATTGATTTATGCAGTATGTATTGGTCAAGGCTTGGAGATGTTCCTGAAAAACTTGTTATTCAAAAATTATGCGCTGGCAATGCGCTCGCATTAAAGTCGCTTTGCGAAGAAAAAATTATTGAAGTAATTGATAATAAAATTTTTATTAAATTTTTATCTGAACAACTTAATGAATTTGAAGATACAAGCAAACAAAACTCTAAAAATGCAAAAGAGAGGTGGGAAAAGCACCGAAAACAAAAGGATGAAAGCGAACGCAATGCGCTCGCATTAAAGTCGCAATGCGAAATCGATGCCATAAGAGAAGAGAAGATAAAAGAAGATAAGATAATAACAACTACAGAGATAATAAATTTTGATGATGCTGTTAATATTTGTTTATTTTCTGAACAATGGAAAGAAGATATAGAGCGAATGTATAAAGTTGATAGAGACAAAGTAAAATTTGCTTTAAACGAATTTAAAACGCATTGTGGAACTATTGGAGAAAATAAACCTAAAACATTAAACCAATTTAAAAAACATTTTACAAATTGGGTACGAGTTAAAAAGCAATATCAAGTAAAAACCGAAAATAAAGACAGATTATGAAAATCAAAGATAAATACATAATTAAAAGCATTGATAGTTATCTTTGTAAAGATTGGTTATTAAATAAACACTATGCTAAAAGATTATGTAGTATATCTTATTCATTTGGATTGTTTGATGGTAATTTATTAGTTGGTATTTTAACAATTGGAAAACCAGCATCAAATCAATTATGTATAGGTGTTTGCGGAATTGAATACAGTAAATACGTTTATGAATTAAATAGACTTTGTATTAACGATGATTTAGAAAAAAACGTATTATCATACTTTGTTTCACAATCATTAAAATTAATAAAAGAATCTATGATTTTAGTTAGTTATGCAGATACGAAAATGAATCATAATGGTTATATTTATCAAGCTACAAATTGGATTTATACTGGAGCAACTAAAGAAAGAACGGACATTGGATTTGAAGATGGTAAACATTCAAGACACTACAATAAAAATATTGATTACTCAATTAGAAAGCATAGAAGTTCAAAGCATAGATATATTTATTTTTTAGGCAAACAAAAAAAAGAATTTAATAAAAATTTGAAATATAAAAAAGAGCCATTTCCAAAAGGAGAAAATAAAAGATATGATTCAAGTTACAAACCAAGTATTCAAACAGAATTATTTTAATTATGAAAATCAAAGAAGCTATTAACCGATTAGGATATACGATATCAAAACAGAATAAACCAAACACAAATGATGCCGATGCTTTAAATTCTATAATTGAATTTATAAACAACGTAAACAAAACCGAAGTACAAGAAAACAAACTATTTGCAAAATTATACATTATGAATTTTATTACTCAAATGCGAATAGTAAGAGATTTTGACCTTGCACAATCTAATGTAAATAAAATACTTAAAATGCCTTTAGATGGTTTATACAACGAGTTTAGAAAAGAGGCAAATGTATTAGAGATAAAAAATTATTTTGAAAGCAAAGGTTTAAAAGATACTTGGAGTATGATGTCAAAATTTGACTTAAAAGAAAATTTTAAATATAATACCGATATTTGCAATAAAATAGATGCAAATGAGTTTTTAGAAGTTTGCGACCTTTGGAGTGAAGATAATATTTACAATAACTTAAACGCTACAATAACACTTGCGTTAAATACTTATAAAAATGTTTGAAAAAATTATAATACCGGAAACAACTGAAATAATTTTAAATGAAATTGATTTTAGTAAAATATTTAAAGAAGCTTTAATTGACCCAAGCGAAGAAATAAAACAACAACCAATAGCTATTTCAATTCGTGAAAGTGAATATAAAAACACAATGTATCCGATACCATTTGGAAGTTATGGAGATTTTAGTTGTATAGTAGGAGCATCAAAGTCAAGAAAAACATTTTTTAAATCTATGATTGAAGCTGGATATATTGGTGGGAAAGCAAACATATTAAATCCATCGATAAAAGGACACAATACTCAAAATAAATTTGTAATTTCGTTTGATACAGAACAATCATCTTTTCATACGCAAAGAGTTCAAAGAAGAGTTTTAGAAATGATAGGTGGAAACTATGAATTTTATAAAACATTTTGCTTAAGACAATACACACCAAAAGAACGATTTGATTTTATTGATTGGATAGTTTACGAAAGCGAGTTTAAAAATAATATTGGTTTAATGTCGATTGATGGATATGTAGATTTGGTAACAGACTTTAATAGTTTAGAACAATCAACTGGTTTAACTGAAAAATTGCTACAATGGACTGCGAAAGGTAATATGCACTGCACAGGAATATTACATAAGAATTTTGGAACATCAAAACCAGTAGGACACGTCGGAAGTAGTGTATTAAAGAAAGCTGAAACTGTTGTATTTATAGAAAAAAATGATAATATAACAACTGCAAAATGTGAATACTCAAGAAATATACCTTTTGAACCTATTAATTTTGATGTAAACAAAGATTGGTTGCCATACGAAACAGATAATAATAATATAAATACAGAATGGATATAAAAGAAAAACCCTGCAAAGGAATCAATAAGGCACGAATGGTTAAAGGTTGTGGAAAAATGACTTTATATAGAACGTTTGGTTTATGTAGTTCCTGCTTATCTGATTTCTTATTTAACTCCGATGCTGGAAAAGTTGTTTTTAATAAAATAAACTTAAAAGTTAAGTCAGATAAAGCAAAAGCATTTAAAAGCGATTTAAGAGCAAAACTTAAAACAATAGGAGAATATAAAGAAGATGCTAAAAAATCGTTTCAAAAGTGGATTAGATTGCGTGATAGTGAACTTCCTTGCATTAGTTGTAATAATGCAAATACAAATGATTGGGCAGGAGGTCATTATTTTTCAGCAGGAAAGTATAGCGGTTTAATTTTTGACGAAAGAAATTGTCACAAACAATGCAATACTTACTGCAATAAAAATTTAAGTGGTAATTTATTGGAATACAGAAAAGGATTGATTAAAAGATATGGTATTGATTTTGTTGAACAATTAGAAAATGAATCTGATAGTAAAAGAAATTATAAATATACTAAAGAAGAATTAATAGCTAAAAAATTGCAATATGATATTAAAATAAAAGAATATGGTAAAAAATAAACAACCCTACGCATTAGACCCAAACACTAAATTAAAACTAATTGCGATACATAAAGAAACGTTTGAGGAGTTTATTAAAGAAATCACATTTTACGAATACCAAACACTAAATAAAAACAAAAATTATTATTATAAAGCGGTACAATTAAAATAAATTTATATATTTGCATCAGTAGAGTCGTCGCTACATTTAAAATTTTAACAAATTCCCACATTGATAAAGACGACGACCTTTTGATATGTGGGTTTTTTTTTATATAACGGTTCTCGGCTTGTTGCAGTTGCAAAAATTAATAACTAAAAATAACAAAAATTATGGATTTTAAAAACGAATTTATCATAGAATTAATGGAATGCATTTTAAGTGGTGCGGATGAATTACAGGTAAAGCACATGCTTGACAAAGAAACACAGAACTTGCAATTGCAACAAACTGGTGTTATTC